ACATAACTACCCACACCATCAGCATCATAACAAATATAACGATTTTCTACAGAATACTTTCTAGCCATGTTAGATATTAATTCGATTACCTGCTTGCCATCACTCTTATCCATTATCTCTATATCACATAACTCCATCCCTTCCCAATAACCAACCACAAGCTTATTACTTCCCTTCATCGCAATATCAGCTGTTATGTACTTACCGGTATTAACTACTCCTTTTAGATTCTCAAACAATCCCATGAACACATCATGCTCGTACACATCCATTGGACTATTATATATCTTCCATCTTCCCTCCAACAACTGCCGCCTTGTATCTTCATCTTGGGATAGCAGATTACCTGGATAAGATGGATCATACTGCAACCCTTTCTTATTGTCATAGATGGAACCGGAGACAAACGTAATGGACTTGATAAAGTCTTTAGCATCTAACCCTGATGAGTCCATCATTGGCTTGATGATATGCTCTGCCTTATCATACACTTCATCATAACTGTCACCCCAAATATAATTAGCACCATACTTTATGAAGTATCTTAGCTTACCTCTGCGTTCCAATATTGGGAACCCATCCTCTGGATCTATCCACCAGCTGATTAACTTAAACACCCACGACTCAGGATCAGGATTGCATGTTGCCCTAACATATGGCTTGACACCACACCCTGATCTGTTACGACTAAGCAGGTAGAAGAACATAGACTCAGTAAAGTGAGTAAGCTCATCAAAGCCTAAGAATGGTATCTGCGCACCTTGCCAATCATACTTATTCTTCTCATATTCCAAGTGCCTAAAGGATATCTTGGCACCTGATGGGAACTTCCAATCAAGGCCTGACTCTCTAGCCTCACCTTTACATAACGGATATAATTGTGTTGAAGTATCCCACAGGCCGCCCTCATTTCTTATTTGTACTGATGTACGTCTAAATATTACCCCTCCAAAATCTTTTATGTGAATATGTCTTAGTGGATCGAGAAGCAGTGCATAAGTCTTGCCGACAAACGCAGCCGCTCCACCGATCACGATATCCGCTGAACTACTCAACGCAATTTCTTGATACCCAGCCTGCGCTCTGATATATTCAAACCTTTTTGTCATTAATTTGATGAAGGTAATTCTCGACCATTATATGGTATCTGTATAATCTGAATGACATCCTCTCCATTTTTATCAGTCATTCCATACTCCTGCTTTTCTATATATCCTCTCTTTTTGCCTTTAGTCTTTAAGTAGAAAATTGTAGCAGTTGTATCTCCCTTTTCAATTTGGCTGTGAAGCTTAGACTCTGCAAAATCAATAGCTATATCCTCAATGCTTTCAACAGCTGCCTTATACTCATCATCATTATTTAACCAGTCATAATGTGTACTTCTATCAATGCCAGCTATTTTAGCTGCTGTTGTTACAACCCCAAGTGATTTTACCAAAGCATCTATCATCGCTTTTTTAAGCGTTGGATTTTGATGGTTCATATATTTCTCCGTTTCTTTTAATTATTAATGTCGAATCCAATTTAATCATTCTATCAACTATAACTTGGCAATATTTAGGATCAAATTCTATTAATCTTGCTTTACGTTTTAATTGATGACAAGCAACCATTGTAGTACCTGATCCACCAAATGCATCAATTATTATTTCATCTACTTTAGTTGAGTTTCCAATTTGTAAACCAAATAAAGATACTGGTTTCATTGTTGGATGCTCTCCATTTCTTAAAGGTTTGTCAAATTCTAAGATAGTAGTTTGCTTTCTGCCTCCTTTCCAATAGTGACCAGAACCTGATTTCCAACCATATAAACAAGGTTCATGTTCTTTAACTATTTCCCAATTTTCAGCATTTACACCTTCAAGACAAGGTTCATGTTTCCATTGATAATCTTGTCTACCCATAACTAATTGACTTTTAAGCCAAATTAATTGCTGTTTCAGTAGAAATCCAGCATCTACAAAAGCTTTTGCAAAATTAATAATCTCTGAAGAAGCATGCCAAATATAAATAACACCTCCCTTTTTTAATACTGTTGATTGAGCTGTATAAAAATCATAAAGAAAATTATAAAAATCATCATTCCCCATTTTATCATTCATAATTTTTAAACCAGTTCCACCTTTATAATCTACATTATAAGGTGGATCTGTTAAAACCATATCTCCATTTTCTCCTTGCATTAATTTATCAAAAGTATCAGTTTGTGTACTATCGCCACAAAGTAACCTATGTTCACCTATTTCAAATAAATCGCCTAAAACAATATCTGTTTTTATTTCATTAGGTATTTGATAATCATCTTCAACAGCATCAAGTTTTACTTCATCAAACTGAGGAATATCCATACCCCAATCAGTAAGCAGCTGCATATCCCAATCAGCTTTTAGCTCTTCCCAATTCCACTCACCAAATCCAACATTGTCTTTTATTAAAAATTCATTCTTTTGCTCTTCAGTCCATTCATCTGCTAATATTATTGGTAGTTCTTTTAATCCTAATTCTTTAGAGGCTTTTAATCTCATGTTGCCTCCAAGCACAACATATTTTCCATCTTTATCTGTAAAGCAAACCAATGGCCGCTTATTTAGCATATCAGGAAAGTCTTTTATTGATTTTACTAACTTTTGAAACTTATCATCCTTAATCACTCTTGGATTTTTTGGATTGGTTTTTATTTGGGTAATGTTTACAATCATAAGGCTAAGTTAAACATTTTTTTATAACGGCCATAAATAACGCTAAAATCCTTTGTGTACCTTTGTTAAAGCCTATGAAAACACTTTTAACCTTACTCATGCTGAGTTTCAGCCTGTGCATATCTGCACAATGCACTGATATTTATGGTTCTAAAGTTGACTGCCCAACTGAAGAAGATAGCCTAATCCTTTACAATAATGCCATAAAAGTAGTGCAGTTCTATGACAGCAACCGTTCCTATCAGCTGACTAATAGCATTGAACTGGAGACTAAATCACAAAAGCAAGACATTTTTGAGCAATTGAAAGAAGCTCGCAGAATGTTTAATATCATCAGACGTGAGCTTGCAAACATCAGTGAAGCTGAGAAGAAGTTCACTGCAGGTAAACCTAAGCCAGGATATAAGGATATATCATACAAAGATTACTATCAAGAAGTTGATGAGTACCGGTTCTATCAACGTGAGCTAGAGAATCAGATTATAAATGCAAACGCTCAGATGCCCATATATGATTATCGTATTGCTCCTATCCTAGTTAATACTTATCAGAACTATGACACATCATCCATTTACTTTGGTGACCTGGTACAGTTGCCTTTATATGTACCGGTAGTAGTAAAGCCATTTGCACTGCTTACTGGTCCTGAATTAATGCTAAGAAACAAGGTTCTAAAATTACCTGCTCCAAAAGTTTATCCAACTAGATCAATGGTAAAAAGAGATTCTACACCTAAGCCAAATTATACGCAAAAGGGTATAATTGAGCAGAAAAACCCATTATTATACCCTTCTGCATATAAATTACCAGTTTACTATTATAATCAATATGGCTCAGCCTGTGTTATCGGTTTTATGATTGGTCACAAGTTTAAGAAGCTAACCCATGAAGAATATTCTAACTATGCTGTATCTACGTTTGCACGCACTTTATTGGCAGATGATTTACTACTGGATAAACAGTTAAGATTAAAGTTTGGAGCGTATTACGAAGGATTGCTCAAATGATATTTATTTTTCCTACCCATTTTAAGCTGATTTATGACCTTTACTCTTTCTCCATTACGAAAGATATGTACTACTCCTTTATCATCCTTAAAACGCTCTATTAATGTGTTTAAAACTTCATCCTGGTCTTTCATAACTGAAGTGCATCTATAGACCAATCTGCAGCTTCTTTTTACCACATAATGAAACTTAGGTTTGCCTTGAAAATTTGGTACCTCCGAATCGATATACACGTTTTTTTGCATTTTTTATCTTTATTAATTAATTATTTAAAATAGAAAAATTGAAATAAATCAAGTATATCGAGTATATCACACATTAACAAATTGAATATCAACGTTTTTTTTATACTCGATTTGGTTTTTAAATCGATTCGTATCGTGTATATCGAGTATAAAAACTAGAACATATCAAAATCTTTATCTATAACTTGAACATAGTTATCATTATTTTTCTTAATACAAAACTCTTTTAAGCCATTATGTTGTTGATTTCTCCGATCGATATACTCGATTTCATAAATCTTCGAACCGATTTCTAATGCTTTTTTAAACCTCTTTAATGAGTACTCTTTTTTGTCTAATTCATACTTTTCTAAGAAGCCTTTCCACTCATCAGAAATGAATTTAAAAACATTACCAGGTAAGTCTAAAAAGTATTCTAAAAACTCTTCCCCAAACTGCTGTTTTATCTTCTTATTTTTCATCTTGTCGGAATTACCGACATCTTTAATACCATTCTGTAAATAATACTTTACACAATAGAACATAAAGTTGTAAAACTTCTGCCACTCACCTTCTGCCCATCCATCAAAAAACAATTTACCAAACTTCATTTCTGGAGTATTCTTACTGTTAAAAAATGGAGCAAACTCAATAACTCTTTGCCTTCTTTTGCTATGTTCAGAGTTACTGGCAATAGAGTAGTTCGTAGTAAAGGATAATTTTGGAGAGTCATCAAACTTTATAAAAAACTCATCTTTATTCTTTTTTTCTACTGTCATGCCTTCAGTAATAGTAGGATAATAACGCTCAAATTCTACATTCTTTGGACAATCCTCTATAACTACGAGCTTAGTTCCCAGTTGAACTCGTGACCAAGCAAATGTCTTATCCGGTTTAAAATTTTTGCCATCCATTGTCACAACTGGTATCACTTTGCTAATGGCCTTAAAAAAAATACCTTTACCGGTTCCACCGCCCTTGCTTTCATCATCTGTCTCTTCTGCAAGTATAATTGCATAAGGTCTACTAGGATCCTTGTAAGAATGCAGTATGTAAACAATTGCAGAAATAGCATATTCTATACGATCTTTCTCTTCATTTGATATGTAAGATATAAACTGATAAAATTCAGTATTATCAGGTGAATAATCATTATCAATAATAATTTTAAACTCATTTATTTGATTCTCCCATACAGACTGTTCAATCTTATCATATTCGACACCTTCAATAGTATCAGCTGTTATTTTTATTACTAATTCTTCAAATGGGAAATAAGCAGTGGTTTTAGTATCTTTTAGCGTTTCTAATTTAGCTTCATCAATAAACTCAAAAAAATTATCTGAGAATAAAGAAGAAGCATTTTTAATAATATTTTCTACAACAGGTAATAAAGGTTTTTTTAACTCAATATCAACTTTTTTAGAATCTTTATCCTTTTTTTTAGCTTCTTTATCAGCCCATCTTTCTTCAAAATATTTTATAATAAATTCCTTTACATTTACTGGGTATACTTCTTTAACTCTTTTATTCATGTTAGATATTAGCCTATAAACTCCTGATGGTTTATCTAAAAAGTATAATTGGCAATAGTTTCTATGTAACCACTTTTGCAAATCATATCGGTTAATAACTTTAGTAGATGGATTCCAGAATGGCTCTTCTTTTATTTTTCCATATCCTTTTTTTTGTAGGTCTTTTAAACAAGCAGCAGTATTATCATTATACTTTATAAGTTTAGTAATACTGTAAGCTGTATATCCAACATTCCTGAACTGGGAAGATGTAGTATGTGGGAAAAATACCTTTGTATCTGTGAAGTAAACTCCTGATGTAGCAGACGATGTCTGACCAGGTCTGCGAAGTAATATCATTTTATCTTTAATAGAAATTTGTTTCCATCCAATATCTTCAAGTATTTTAATGACATTATTCTTATTATTAAAATCATCCCAAATAGTAACTTCATAATTTTCATCAGTATTTTTATCATCAATATTATTCTCAATAACTTGAGTAAAACTTCTAGCTATTGAAAACAATAAATCACGCTCATTAATCGTTATGATGGGTATGTCATTTGAGTCTAATGGTTGATAACCGGTTGTTGGAGGAGCGCATACATAACCACCTTCACCACGAGTCTCAATAAGAACGTATTGCTTGGCCATTGGTGACTTTGATAACTCTTCATCTGTTGCTGGTCTTTCTGCAAGCTTCTGATTGCCTTCTATAGTTTCACATTTATAATAAATATGATAGCCGTTAGATACAGTCTTAATTATTTTTAGCTTACCATAAAGCACAGGATCAGCATCAAGTATCTTTTCAGAATACTCTTCCCATTTAATACCATATTTGCAGTCCACATCAATTATTTCTAGGTTACCTGATATGGCTCCAGCAATAACTGCCAATCCTTTTACTTTAGGATGGGAGAACATATGTTCCAGTTCATGTTCTGATGCTATTTTACTTTGATAATCTTTCCATTTAGGTATGGAGCGTTTAATGTTATCAGTTGAGATTACCGATAAGCCTTTGTTGGCGTAGTTTTTCGCTGATGTTAATAAATTCATGTTGTAGTTCTTTGAGTGATTTGGTTATAAATACGAAGAATCCTGCATCTTTTAATTGTTTGTGTCGGTAGTGCTGGAGTTCAGAGACAACTCCATGTTCAGACTTTACCTCTACAAATATGGTAATTCCGAATTTGTGTATTTGTAGGTCTGGCCATCCATTCTTATTAGTCTGGATAATTTTAACTACCAGCCATCCTTCCTTTTCTAGCCAATGTATGATTTGGGATTGGATTTGTGATTCACGCATAGAATCACAATATTAAGACTTCTTTTCCTCCTTTTTAAAGTACGATA